CAAATGGATCGTAATATGGAGAAATCATTCTTGACGGATCAAAACCACCCGTTGAAGCTCTGTATCCTCCGGCTGCTTCGCCCATTAACTGAGAAGAGGTGTCATAAGCGGGCGTATAGGGACCAGCTCCCATAAGCCCTTGTCTAGCCATCATCATCAATGGAGTCATTCCTGCCGTTTGTTGCAATGGAATGTCTTGAGGCTGATTAATCAAGCCACCTACACCACCTGGTGTGCCGAATACACCAGAACCCAAGCGTCTTTGATAATCTTCAAAATAAGGTTGGTAAAACTTATAACCCGCTTGTGGCGTGGTAATCGGTTGTTGAACATTAAATTGTGTGGTTGATAAAGTCGTCATTATCCGTTCCTCAATTGTTTAGCCATTTGTTGCCCCATGGCTTGCTGTAAATACATTTGTCTAGCGCCTGCTAACCGTTGTTGCTCTGGATCCATTGCGACCTTTTGTGGCATGCCTTGATCGAGCAATGCCATTGCACCGATGCCTCGGTTCGCTTCAGCATTGGTCACAAACTCACCATCGGATAACATGGCTGGTATGTCATCACTGGTTTCAGTGCCTGGACCTTCGGTTAATCCGTTGCGCCTTATAAACTTTCCTTCAGCTACATATTGAACTCCAGGGATTCTTTGTGATGTTAGGTTTTGAATCATTGCTTCTGGTGGTGGTCCTGCTGTAAAAGAGAACGGTCCGCCTTGTTGTGCGTTGTATTGTTTGGTGACTTCAGAAGCAAATGGATAATAAATCGGTGCATTTGTATTTGGCAAATATACTGGTTGTCCCATTCCGCTTCCAGGCATAGCGCCGTAATTTGCAGTGGCTCCTAATCCATATGGATCAACTTGACTAGAAGTGAATGCTCCAAGTCCTCCTTGTTGACCTTTTGATCCGCCACCACTTAATCCTCCTGCTAGAAGACCAATTAAACTTAATACTCCGCTAAATCCTAATTTGTCGTAAGCCTTGGATAGCATGTCTTTAATGCCACCGCCTTCACCGCCTTCACCGCCTTCACCGCCTTCACCAGGGGGGTCATAATCAGAATCGAGATTGGCATAACCATAATTATCATTAGGATCAATTTCAGGATCAATTTCAGATATTCCTTCACTAGAAACATTTAGTATGTCTGTGTTTAAGGTTGTTTCTGGCAAACTTGTCATAACTTCTTCAATGAATTCTCTATCTGTTGGAACATTAGGCAACTGTGATCTGTATTTATCAAGTGCTCGCATTAAAGAGTCTGCTTCTACAGTAGGATCATCTGGTAAAGTTGTTGAAGGAACTGGAAATTCATCGGGCGTATCTATAAATGTATCTACTGCTGAATCTAAATCTAAAAGCTTAATAACTTCTTCTCTAGTTCCTACATAGTTTTCAATGTCTTCGGGGTTGCTGTGTTTGGCAATGATTTCTTCTGTTAAATCTTTTCCAAAATCATATATGTCATCTGTGCCACCAAGCGAACCTCCTCCGTAAGCTTCAATTATTGCGGTCATAACCGCCGCATCACTGACGTCGTCAGTGCTAGAAATTCCTCCTAAAGGCGGTAATCCAGGTAATCTAATTGTTGTTTGATCAGTAGCCATTAAACATCCCTATATTGTGGTTTCGGCGCTCCTTCTCTCATAAAAGTGCCGTGTTTTTTATAATATTCTTTCAGTTCTTTAAAGTTAAGCAAGTCTCTAGGCACGCCTGTGCTAGAAGCATAACTGACTGGAGGGCTTGCAGCCACTCTATCAAATGCATTGTATGCACCCGATCCAAAACCTTGTTCTTTTTTTCTGTTTACAAAATTCATTACTGTTTGTGCAAAAGGCGTGTTTGCAAATCTGTCAATTAATCTGTTTAATTTACGATCTTCTTTTCTAATCATTCGTCCATATATACCTTGTAATCCACCAGCGCCTTTGCCTCCGCCTTTTCCGCCAGGAGCATTGTAGATGCCACTAGAAATTCTTGACAATGCTCCAGCGGTTTCCATATTTTTTATTGATTCTGGACTAAGACCTCTTGTTTCAGTAGAACTTGAAACTGGGTCTGTAAAAGGATCTAATAAAGGATTTGAAGATCGGTTTTTATTAGCAAGCTCAGCAAGATATTTAACAACACCAAACCCACCTCCAGTCAATGCATTTGCACCCGCTGTTAACATTCCTGATGGGTTAAATTGAGAGCCTCCTGATGAACCGCCAGGATTTAACATTCCAGATAAAACACTAAGTGCAGCGCCGCCATTGGCCATATTCACAATGCCGCCACTGGCCATTCTATTGTTTTCGGATTGGCGCAAAAGAACTTCCAACCCACCTGGTGTTGGAGTTACGCCTAATTGTTCTGCAATGTCTTCTCTCATTTTCGCATCACATAAGTTTGCGAAGATCCCACGAGCCGAGAATCTCTACATTATATCTATGAATCAGTTTATAAATCAATGGATATTGCTCCATTGGTGCTCACCGATAATGAGCCGACACCGCCTGTTGCGCTGACTCCTCTAGTGGTCCCAGAGTAAATGTCATACCATTTAGAGCCATCAAAAACTTGTAAACTTTGAGCATTCATGTTCCAAATGACATCGCCGGTGTTAAATTTGTTTTGATTAAGAGTTGTTAAATTGTATTGAGGAGTGGCTGTAGGATCGAATCCACCTAAGTTTAACTCCAACACACGAACCAAACGATTATAAACGTCGGGCGAAACCTCTCCTTGGGCATTAGGAAGCCTCGTTTCAAGCAGTTTTGCCATTAACGTTTACCGTTAGGTCTAATTTCCATCCGAGTAGCTCCTACACGAAATCCTAAACCTTCTCTCAATCCTTCTGAATTGTCATCGTCTGACTCAAAACGAAGAACAACTTGTCTGGCTCTGGCTCTCGTATTGATGTTTGTTGTAGAAGAAGTAACGGAAGTGGTCGATGCAGTGCTTAAACTTTCTGCTGGCCAGTTTCGTTTTTTAAGCACAATATTCATCGCCGCACCACTGTTTGTGCCTGTGAATCTTATATCGGGAATAATGCGATTAACAAAAGTAAAGTAATCGCCTTCTTGAATATCCAAACTACTGGACTCAATATAAACATTATCCATCGGCGATCCATCTGCATCGTTGCCTGTTTCGTGTTTATACAAATAGTTATAAGTATCTGTGCCTGTTGCTCTTGGGTAATCTTCAACGCCCTCATCTAACCATGAGTGTCTTGCCAATTGTCCAATAGACCAGGTTTGTTCAACGTAGTTATAAAGAACATAACGATCAATCTCTGTACTGCTTCCAGAACAATAAAACCAACCGATTTCATCAAACGCTTTGTTTAAAAACCCAAACACTTTATACGATTGAACTAAATTAATGTCGCTAAACACATAATCATGAACCGAAGACGGCAATGCAGAGACTGAGCCGTTGTAAAAATAAAATCCTTTTAGGTCCATCCAAAAAACACCGTTGGGTGCATTGATTGAAGCTTTAGGGCCAATCAGACCCACGCCTTCGTTGACTAAATTTGTGCTAAAAACATAAGGAGAACCAATAAATGTCATTGAATACAAAGACATGTCTGTCCAAACAAGCGTTTCTTGCCTTGCTCTTAACCCACCAACAATGGATGAGCCTGCCGATAAACGAAAAGAACCAGCCGTATTGCTTAAAGTTGGCTCCCATTGAGTTGCGTTTTCTTGATCGGACCAACAAATAAACATGGGATCAATGGATCCAGTCCTTGCCGTGCCCGAATCATTTAAAGGATCTGCACCTAAACAAATAACGTGTCGGTCAATGTCACTAACCAATACTTGCAAAGCTTTGGTAGGCGGTAAATTAGCCCCTGATAAATCACTTAAAGCCACAGCTCTGGTCGAAAGCCCACTGCTTTGGTCCCAATAATAAACGCCACCGGCTCTTGAATTAATGATGAGGTCTTCACCAAAATTGTCATGACTCCATAATCTCAACTGATTGGTTTCTGAAAGGGCAGACGTTGAACCAAAACCACCCGATCCCCAAGAAGATGCACCCCACCCTGAACCAGGGACATAATCATCGAGGCCTACATTAATTTGATAAACACCTACCGTGCTTGATCCGCCATTGCCCGAATCACTGCTGTTGGCTAAAACAGTGTCGCCGTCCGTGTCCTTGGCTTCAATGGTATAACTGTTGTCATTAACAATGGTTGCTATTTGATACTCTTGATTAAGCACGTTGGCAACAATGTTGCCGCCTAAACTGGCTGCACCGCTAAAAGTAACAAAATCATTTTGTACTGCGCCGTGAGCTGTGTCGCTTACTGTTATTGTTGCATCGTCATTTGCAACTTTTGCAAAAGTAACATCACCCGCTGAAGTTGTAGCTCTTATAGGAGTAATGTCATTAAAAACATTTCCTGACTCCACATAATATTTCCATGTTGTGCCAATCCCTAAAAATTTAGTGGTGCTTAAATTAACCCAACCATGCAATGCTCTTGCTATTCCTAAGACATAATTAGATGTAATTTTCTGCCAACCGCCTATTTTTTCAGGCAATCCTTTTCTAAATCTTATTAAATTAGCATCAAACCAACCGCCTTCGTTGCTGTAATCGGTTCCTTCTCGGTTAATACCGGGTTTTAATATGTATTTGCTGTACGGCATTTAAATATAATAACTTTTATTTTTTAACTAAACTACCACCAAAGTACATACCAATTATGGCAGATACTAAATTGGTATCTAATTGAGTTATGACCAAACCTTGAAATGTAATCCATTCAAAAACCTCTCGCCCCTCTCTAAAAAACATAAAACCTGGACGCCAGTTTGTATATCCAACAGTAACATCAACCATTGGGTAAAACACTGCTACCAGTTTTGGCAATAACACAATTGCAAAAATAGCAGTCAATGCAATAATTCTTCTGGTCCAAGCGAAACCTTTGTCTTTCACATCTCTTGCAGCAGCAACGGCTTTCATTTCGAACTCGCCTCTCGTTATGAGAAGTTTTTGTTGTTCTTCTTTAGCCTTTCTGCTTTGCGACCAAATGCTTAATAAACTACTCAACAAGGTTGATCCAAGCATGGTTATAATTTCAAAAGGAAAACCCATAATTGAGTTTACTTTTTAGGTTTTACTGCAACGGTAGTATATGCTTCATTAACGTCTGGCGTTGATTTATCATCACCTACATACTTGCCATCTTCATCTCTGGCACGAACTTTTTCTTCTTTGTAACCAAGAAATGTTGTTTTGAACCATTTTGTTAGCCCTATTTTTTTTGCATACAGCATATTGTCCTCCTTATACTCTACTAAATGATCTGTTCTTTTTTTTAGGAACAATTCTTAAATTGCTTGTTTTACCATTTCGTGGATTTCCATCTACATGATGCACATCCATTCCATCGCCTTTTTTTACTTTGCCTTTTTTCTTTAATTCATTTCTGCTTTTGTTTCTTGCAGCCCTGTTTAATTTTTGTTCTGGCCTAGAGTGATAATTTTTATATTCGCTTGCATAATCTCTTTTTTTCTTTGTAGACATTATTTTATGTTTTTTTATGGCTATTGGTATAAAGACCAAACCAAGCTGCTCCAGCACCCACAACAATTGAAATTAAACCTGATTGCTCAAAACTAGGATCTGTTAAATCCATAAACCAAAAAGTTGTAAAATACAATAGATACATATACACCGCTAAAAAAGCTCTAGGTATAATTCTCCAAGAGTCTATTGCTTGTGCTACAAAAATAAACTTTTGGTAAGGGTTATCATTCTTTACATCTTCAAGTTCCCTGATTCGATCTTTAAGTGAAGCATTCTCTTGAAGCATTTCCATAAACTTGGATAAATCCATCTCAACTTCGTTTCTAGACATATCTCCACCGAATCTACTACTAGGATGGTAATCTTGTTCGTCACTCATATTAATTCGCCAATGGGTTATCGTTTTTGTTTTTCAAGCTTTGGACATCATCGTATATAGAATCAACGCTTGCATTAATGCCTGCAACGCTTGTTTGCAATAAGATAATATCGTCTTTAATGGGACTCAAGTCTTGTGTTTCTATGTTTAACGACTTAATTTGTTCGTCAACCGCCACTACCTTTTTATCTAAATCCGTTACTTGATCAGCCAGTGCATCTATCTCATTAATGTAACGAGACATCTTAGATTCTAAATTTTCTATCCTATTGACATAGGTAGCGCCTGTATAGCCAAACCCAGCTAGTGTTCCTATAATAGAAACCAAGCCTATGATCTGTGCTGCTTTTGATTGAAACC